AATTACTTTATTATCACCATCACCAATGTGCAATAGATGTGTTAAATATTTTGATGTTTCATCAGCAAATATAGATTTATCAAATTGCGCAATAAATCCTTCTGCAATTCTAGCTATAGCTACATCTCTTGGAATTGTTAAATCTCCTTTATCAAATTGAATTGTAATTATTTCTTTTTTACCAACTACAGTTTGTCTTCCACTTACATTATATGGAACTAATATTAATTGTAAATTAATTATATCTTGGTCTTCAGAAAAATTAGTTCCTGCATTTATTAATAATTCCTTAAAATTAAATTTATGCGTACCATTTTTTGGTAATTGTGTAAAATTAGAATTGTTACTACCAGCATACATTCTAACATAATCAGTATCAACGGAATCAAATGATATTTTAAAATCAACATCAGTACCAACGTAATCAGGTCCTCTTAATACAGAAGGATATTGTATATTTCTAATATCAGGAACACCAACCCACATATCATCCACTGCAACCAATGATGTTTCTATAAAATCCCCATCACCATCTGCGTTTGTTGGAACTAATTTTATTGTATATTTTCCAATTACATCAAATGTTTTAGATGGTATTATGATTATAGTACTATTACCACTAACATCAAATTCATATTTTTTATCTTTAACATAAGCAGTTACTTTTGTTGTATTTCCAAAAAGATTCAATCCAATTGGAACTGCTGCATCTGAATTAATGTTATATTGTGTAAATTCCTCTGATATTAATTGTGATGGATTTAAAAAAGTTATCGTTGGTATTATAGACTGCACTACTGTAAAGTTTTCAGCTGTAATGCTTATATTTAAATTTCTATCTGCTTTTATTTCAGTAGATATACTTTCTAAAGAATTACTTGCTTCTATTGTTTCTGTTACTAAACCATCACCACTAACAACTATTTTAGTAATTCTATATAAATTTATATTAGATGTTTGTATTGAATAATATAAATCGTTTGAAAGATAATCTTCAAATTCGGTTATACCACTTGTTAAATTAAATTCTTCATTTGATATATCAGTTCCATTTTTTAGAATTAAAACAGAATTATTTGGTCCACCTAATGCAATATTTAATTTAGTTTTTACAGGAATTGGGTCAACCGGGTCTATTTTTATATCAACATTTTTTTCTAATACAAAATCTAATTTCTTATCTTGAGCATCAATTTCATAACTATAATCCGTTTGCAAAACATCACCTAAAAATTTTCTTATTCTAAAAGTATATGCAGGAGTTGTTGAATAAACACTTTTATATGTTTCAGAATCATATGTATATAAGTTATTATTATCAGTTGTATAATTTGGTATTTGTCTATTACTATATCCGATTAAACTATCATATGGATTTATATTTAAACTTATATAAGGTACATAATATCTTGGATTCTCAACAATATCTACTATAAATTTTTCGTTTGATTGATATCCTTCTTTTTGAACCGTAATAGTTTTAGCTCCATTTGTTAATAAATCACTTAAAGAAACTGAAAGTCCATAGCTTGTAGTTTGATATATTGGGGAATCATTTATATAAATGCTAGCATCCGTATTTGCGTTTATATAAAGTATATTTTTATTATCAGAGTTTGCTACATTTGGAGTATCAACAATAGGTATATATCCACCAGTACTTCCACCCGCACCACCATAAGAGATACCAACACCAGACCCACCACCTATACCAATACCTAATTCACTACTAAGATTGTTTAGTTGTTGCGATTCGCTTACTCCGTATCCACTATCAAATGCGTTTTCGTCTAATGCTCTCATTTATTCATTTTTATCGTTGTGCCATATTATCAGCTCTGTTTGCAAAAACTCTATCGTTATATCCATTATATTCGTATAATGATTGTGTATCAAACTGTCCGCCGCCTCCGCCGCCGTATCCGCCTCCGCCACCAGTATATGGTGGTGATGGTGGTTCATATGGTGGTTCATCAATTGGTGTAACTACTTCAATTGGAGGTGGTGGTGAAGGTTCTACTTTAATATCTATTGGTGGAGGTGGGGGTAGAATTTGTTTTTTAATTTCTTCTTCTAACTTCAACTCTTTACTACTTAATATTGGTTTTATTATTTCAGCTTTTTTAATTACAGGACTTCTGCTATCAATTTGTGTATTTGATTCAATCCTTTGCAATACCTTTCCAACTATATCAATACTATCATCCAAACCAGCATCATAAGTTGCTTCTTTCTTAACATCGGGTTTTGATAGATAAAAATCAATACACATAATTAATATATTTTTACATATACTTTCAATTTGATTTACTGATAATTCTATTGGTGGTTTTTCTTTTTTTACTTTACCATAGTTTGTATCCTTTATATTGGATATTCTATTTGTAAATTCATAAAAGGAAGCTTCTACAAATTTCTCAAATACTTTTGTTGAAAATGTATCAAAATCAGATATTTTAAATTCAGAGGCCATCTTATCCAACCATTTAGTTGAATATTTTGATTTTAAAAAATTATCAATTGTACTTGGATTTAATCTTTCAATAAAATTAAATGCTAAATTTATAGTATCATCTCTAAACTCACCATTATTTATAAATAAATCATAACGTTTTTTAAGTTCTGGATTTAATTTTAATCCTTTTTTTAATGGTAGCAATCTAACTTCTGTTCGTGATGGTGATATTTCAGATATCCATAAACTATCTGATGGAAATTCACTACCAACTCTTTTATTTAATAATGTTATTTGAGTTTTGAATATACCATTATCATATCCAGCCTCTCTAAGTAATCTTTCAATATCTATAAAATATTCATTTGGAAATTGATATTTTTTTAGTAAAGTTCCTTCTGCTATTAAAAAGTAATCTTTAATATTTGCAGTTGTTAATGGAATGTATCTTACCAATTCATCATTTATTTGTGGTAATTGATTATCATTTAAATCATACACAATAAACTCAATAGCATCCTTTTCACCAAATCCAAAGAAGGACTCGAGGTTACCTTCTTCAAATATTTTTCTATCATTTGAAGATATTCTATATCCGTGATTATTTAATATTTCTTTAAATGTTTTTATTGCCATGACAACTTATTTCTTTTACTCATTTGCTTATCATATACATAGTAACAATATTGTTTTCCTAAACTATGAATAAGTTTACCTATCCAATTATCTTTTGGTAATGTACCTACCTCATAAGCCATATGCTCAGTCCAAGGTTTAACCATCATATAAATCCACTTAGTATTTTGTGGTTTAGCTTTCATGTACTTAACTACATTTCTAGCCCACATCATATAACCTAATACCAAACGAGGGTCTTTCTTATACATCATCTCACCATAAATTTCATCGGCGTTCCAAATGTGTTGAGGTAAGAAACCTTGATTGTATAATTCGTTACAAATGATTTTCTTCTTTTTAGTAGTTGCATTTGTAAGTTGTTGGTTAGCTGCAATCAATTGTGTTTGGTTAGTATTCAATTGAGTGTTTATCTGATTTATTGTTTGATTAAGGTTTACTATCTGAGCTTGTGCGGATGTAAGTTGTTCTCCCAATAATGAGTTCTCTTGTAATAATGAAGTATTTCTTGCACTCAAAGAAACTCTTTGGATAGATTCTGCTGTTGCTTTTTGTATTGAGTTTTGTAAACTTAAAATACTACTTTCTATTTTTGAGTTAGCTTGTTGTGTTTGATTTTGAGATACAGCTAAAAGTAAATCTTTAGAATCCATTTCAACTAAAAGACTTTGAGTTACAATTTCTAATTCTTTAACCTTTGATGCTAAATCAAGAGTTACTGTATTTAATCTTTCTACTTGATTTGTTAAGTCTTCAATTAATTGATTTGCTTCATTATATGATGTAAGTAAAATGGTAGGTGGTAATTCAGGTGCTTCTACCGGAATCAATTCTACTATATTAGTATCTATTGATTTTATTACTTCAACTTCATTATATTTTGGTTTTGTTAATTTTCCAGAAACAATTCCATCTTGTGCAACAGAACCACTAAATACATGAACACCAAAATCATTTTTGGTTTTAATTGCCAATGAACCGCTCAATAAAAGCTCGGATATCATATCCTCATTTTGCAAACCAGTCTTTATAAGTTTCTTAACCATTATTAATTCTTTGTTATAGCAAATGTTATATTATCATCAAAATATTGAGAACCATCATCATACTGAACCATAAATTCTATTTTGTAAACTCTATCAGATTCCCAATTAGATAAATTAAGCTTTATATAATTACCATTCATATCACAACTAATTTTAGAGTAATCACTAAATGGAATTATAACATCATTTGATGCATAATCTTTTATTTGATAATAAGTTGTTTTAGGTAAATATTTTACAGTTGTATATGAAAATTCATTTGTAAATGTTTTCATCGGATATAATTCTCTACCAAATATTCTTATTTTAGCTATACTATTTAACTTATATTCTTTCTTTAAATTATTAATACCAATTTTGATATCTTCTGCTGTTAATGCAGTTAGTGAACCAGTTATATAAGATTGGTCATCCCATCCTATTCTAATTTTTGGTTGATAAATTGTTTTTGTTTCTTTACTAAAAAACTTTATTATACCATAATCTTCTGTGTTTGATTCTACATCATTTGAATTTTCTGCATTAGCATATTTTAAAATAAACCCATCATTTGGTTTAGAACCACTCATCCAAACTTTTAACATAGATTTTACATCCATATTAATATCAGATGTTTGATAATTAAAACTTTGTGATGCTCCATTTTGAGTCCACCATGTTCCACCAATTCCATTATTTATACTAGCAGTTGTATATGAGTTAAAATTATTCTCTAACCATTCTACTTTACTATCACCCTCTCTATAATTCCATGTTACACCTTGAGTAGATATATTATCAAAACGAGTACCAGTACCCATTTCCCAACTACCAGATAATGCATTTGCATAAATTGTATATTCTAACGGAATTTCATTTGTTTGTGTTTCTTTTAAAATTAATTTTGCATCGTTCAATCCAATAGCACCTTCTGAAATTGATTTTGATATATAACCTAAATCAAATTTTATTAAAGCATGTGATACATCTTTTATGTTTCCATAATATATCTTACTTATTTCTAATATTTCATCAAGCCCAGTATTTTGATTGGGTTGTTGAAGATAAAGCGTTGCATCTTTTGATGCTGTTAAAAAATAGTATCCCATTATTTTGCTCTTCCTTTTATGTCCGAATCCGGATATTTAATTTCAAAAATAGATGGGTCTAAAGATGGATATACAATCTTAGCTTTAGTTGCCGCTTCTATATTATATGAATTTGGTGCGTACTTACCTCCACACTTATTCACTATTGATAAACTTGGAACAGATGAAACTCCTTCTATATTTGCTATTAATAATTCAACTTCACTCAAATTTATTGTTTGATTAAATTGCCAATTATCAATATTAAAGTAATCTTTTAATTCAGAAATACACTTTGCTAATACTTCACTCTTATTGTAGTTTTGATAAACTGATATTTCAAATTCAATACCAATGTTTATGATAAACCCATCATTAATATTAATACCATCGGTTAATAATCTATACTCATTCAAATAAGTCTTTACATTTTCTTTAACACCTCTAGTAAGTGGTACTAATCTTCCAAATAAATCATATCCTAACAAATACAAATTAATTGCAAAAGGATTATTTTTTTCATTTTCATTTGAAGTTTTTCCAATTAAATATTTTGTAATATCTTCTTTTATAGATTGCTCAGATGGTTCTTCACTATCAGGCATATTAACAAAGTTCATTACCAAATCAGTAAACTCTTGTAAATTGTTTGGAGATGCTAATATAGATGCTGGTGAGTTGTTATCAATCGTACCATCAGCTACAGCGTAAGCTTTTGCAACTGCTCCAAATTTTGCAGGCATAGATAATACTCTCACTTGATAATCCTTTGCGGTTACTGCTCTATTTTGAGAACCAAAGTTTGCTAAAGCATTTTGTCTAATTTCTTCAACAGTCTCACCACCTCTACCACCTGCAGCTGTAACTTCATTATCAATAGCTACAGAGTTTTTAGTAGCATTATATATTGCTCTTTCTGTATCAGTTAGTGCTTGCGTATCTTCTTCAAATTCTATTTTATTAATTCTAGTCAATTGACCGGATGCTACGTTTGATTTAACACCACCGCCTGTTAAATATTTAACAGTTATTGTTGTATTTGATGGTGATGTACCATATGTTTTTGTTTTTAAAAAATTAGTTGGGTCAAATGATTCTTCTAATCTACTAATAGAATTTGGTAATCCCAAACCAACATTTTTAAGATTTGGAATTAATTGTTCATCAGATGCAGTTGGGTCACCAGCTCCAAATTGAATTACAGTTCTACTTTCCTCATCAATTTTTGCAACAAATCTTCTTGGAGTTTTTATTGTTTTTAAAATGTATGGAACAGTTGATTTAAATTGATATAAATCAGAATCGTTTATTTCTGTATTTGGTACATCAACAAAAACCATTTCTTGTGCCAAATATGGAACTTCATACCATTTATTATTACCACTATCTCTTACATCGTATATAGAAATTACATCAGTATCATCTAATACTATTTTTTCAAATGGAGAATATGAATTAAATGTAAAAACTTTTTCTTTTAAGTCAGCTGATATTACTTGAACATATTTTTTAATTAAATAAAAACTTGGTTCTCCTGTTGCCGAATCTCTTTGGTAAACACTAACTTCTCTATTATTTTCATCAGAAAAATCAACAGCATCTGTTGTTCTAAATAATATACCATCTTTTGTAGAAATTGTTTGCAATCCCTCTTTGATTCTTAAGAAATATTTTGTATCGGGTAAATTATTTACGCCAGTTCCAATTGATGGAACTAACTGATAAACAGATAATGTTGTAATTGCAGGAGATGATACTTTTGGTTTGTATCCCAAATACTGAGATAATGCCAATACACTTCTTATATCTTCTGCGTAAACCATCAATGATTCTTTTAAAGTATCATCAATATAATAAGATAAAGAATCTCCTATATATGATGCCATTTCAATAAACATCATACCAGGAGATGATTCGTTAAAATCAGAATATGTTTTTGGGAAATAACTTTTTGCAAACTCTACTAGATTATTTCTAAATCCAATAAAATCTTTATCAAGATATTTTATATCCTTTCCTTTATTTTTAAAATTTTTATTTGTTACAGTTATTCCCATTTTTTATTTATTAAGCTGCTATTGTAAAAGATACAGTATTTAAATCAGGTTGATTTAATAATCCAAATGTCACAGAAACATTTACTAAATTATTATCTCTATTACTATTTGTATTTTCTACATCTATTTGTTCTATTGTAACATATGGCATCCATTGCTCTAATGCATTTGTTATAGCATCTTCAATTTTACTAGGCAAAGTATCATCATTAAAATCAAAAAGTAGTTCTTGTAATCCACTTCCAAATTCAGGTTGCATTACCCTTTCTCCTTTTTTTGTTAATAATAAATTTTTTACATTCGATTTAATTTGCTCATTTGTTGTAAAGGTTTGATTGAACGCAGTATTACCGATTTGGATTGGTAATGATATACCTATCGCATAATCTTCATACTTTTTAGTATCTTGTACTAATTTTTGTCCTAATACAATTGCCATTATTTCTTTTTAAATCTTTTTACAAGTTCTGAATAATCTCTATTTAATGCCTTATCTATTTCAGCTACTCCAGTATTAACTCCCAATCCAGTTGGTTGTGGTCCTCTAGCCATTTCACCATATCCCATTTTTTCAGCTAATGCAGTTCCACCTACAATTGAACCCATATCACCTTGCCCAAAATTCATTGTTCTAAACCCACCATCTCCTTGAGGGATACCTCCTTTTGTTTCATTAAGGATTTGATTAATCATTGGATTTTTGCTGTATTGTTTTACAGGCGCTATTTGTTTGGGTTGAACTGATTCTTGAATTTGTTCATCGCCTAAAATAGCCTTAGCCATTGAAATACCCTTTGATTGTGGTTTTTGTGCTACTTTTGTTTCAGATAGCATTTTTTTCATTTCAGCCTTCACACCTTCCTTAATTAAAGCAGGTAATTGCTCTTTAAGCTCCTCTTTAATAAGAATTTGAATGGCTTCTAATAGTTTACCGGTGTCCATAATATTCTATTCTTTGTTTGTTATGTTTATAAATATTTAAATTAAGTATTTTTGAGATTTAACTCCAAAGGGTAGGGTCTTTTTGCAATTCTGCCCAATATTTGTTAAATTCTCTAATTCTTTCATCAGCTCCATTTGGTGGATTTTTACCATTTACTCTCCAACCACATAAGTTTATTTGTTTAATACTAGCATCAGTAGCGTATTTTGCTATGTTATTACTTTTCCAGAATAAACAAGCCGATTCAGCCCCACCTTTTGTTTGGGCTACCAAATCAGGATTTGCAATCCAATTATCACCAACCATTTTTCCAAATTTTTCATAATTTACTTTTCCCGTAATTTGTAACATCCCCCTACCCCTAAATTTAAATCCTTCACCAGTTGATTCACCCCCATTACCTAATCTGTTACCATATACATAGTTTCCTGTCTTTTGCTCTTGTTTAGCATATTCATTAGCTTGAGCTTCTGATTTAAAATACTTTGGAAATATTTGTAATAATCTACCAGCACTATACATCAAGCTTTCTGTCTTAACTCTAAATCCCCCAGTCTCCGCACCAACCTGTGCTAAGAAGTGTGCTCTTTCTAATGGAGTTTTACCAACCCCAACTTTTCTCATAGCTCTAACTAATTCATCTGGAACTTTTATTTTTGATTTATAGTTTGGTATTGGTTCTATTTTTTCTTGATTTTTTGGATTATCTTCGGGTGATAATTCTTTTTCTATTTCTGCTGCACCTTCTTCAGCTTCATTATCAATTCTTTCTTCTAATATAATTTTTTCTTCTTCTGTTGGTGGTTCTGCGTTGTCTGGGACTTCTTCATATGCTGTTGCAGTTGCCTCATTTATATCAGCCCCCCCTAACATAGCTTCTTCCGATGCAGCTTGTTGAGCTTCACTCATTACTATTTCTTCTTCTGGTATTTGTTCTATATTATCTTCCACATCAGTACCAGTGGATGCAGCTCCTCCCGGTCTAGCCGGAGCTACCATATACGATGTCCAATTTATTATACCCGGACCAGGAGTACCTATGGGTGGATATAATGATACAGTATTTATAATACCGCTAACAGTAGATAAATGTAATGTAGCGTATGATATAAAATCATCTATTATAAGAGATGGGTTTTTTGTTGGTGGTATTACTGACATAATATAATTATTTATTCGTAAATTGAAACGTGCATTGGGTCATTATTACTCAACCATGTCATTCCTTGTGATTTAAATATTGCTGCTACTTTTTGAAATCCTTTATCAAAATCATTTAAATCTCTAACTTTAGTTTTACCACTATAAATTCCATCAGATTTAAAATTGTAACCATATGGATATACAGATGTATTCATATCCACCGCAGTTCCCCAAGCATGGTTTGAAAATCTAGTACCACAAGTTACATTTCTAACAGCCAAACCACCAGCACAATTTTTAATATATTTTTCCAAACCCTGTGCTTTTATTTTTTCAATTGCTGGTTTTAAATATGCCGCTAAATTTTTATGAATTGTTATTTTTGTATCACCACCAGCGGTTGGAAACATTATCTGAGTACAATTTTGTTTTAAGTAATCATTATTAACTTTATACCAATACCTATTACATTTTGCCTTTTCAGTTGAATTTATAATAAAATTACCATCCTTATCTTTTGCAGCTGGCCATTGCCCATTACCACATTTTTTAAATAAAGCTTCATCACCTCTACCTGTTAATTTTGGTTTTGGTTTATCAGGTTCACTACCAGCCGTACCACTTGTACCAGATGGTGGATTTTCACCTGCGATTTCACCATCTTCTTCCGTTTGATTTACTTCTGCATTAAATTCTTCTACTGATGCTGCAGCTTCTTCTTCGGTAACATCACTATTATTTGCCATAGCCTCTTCTGGTGTTTCAAATTGTTCTTCATAGGCTGCTTGATTAGCCGGATATTCTTCATTAATATCTCTATCAATAGCTGCAGCTTCTTCGGCATCAATTGAATCTTGCTCTGGAATGGATGGCGCAGCTACCGGTGGTGTCCATTGACCCGGATTTACAACAATGTTAGATACAACAGAAACATTTGATGTAGCTCCGGTTGCTGGTATTAATGGTGTTGGAAAATTGTTCATGGTTGCACCACTCCAATATGCTATAACTCCCTTACCCATTTCACCAACCAAATCAAATGGTGCAGTGGATGTTTGTCCTTTTAATAAAGCTGCTTTGAATAGTTGAGTCATAGCTTCAACATTTCCCTTTTGTAAAGATATTTGATGAAGTGAATCTTTTCCTCTTTTAATGGCTGCATCATATTCAGTAGCATATGTTTTTGCTACTAAATCAATATCATTTATACTTTCCGGATTGTTTGAAAGTTGTAATATATTATCTTTAAATGTTTGCCAAGACATAATTAGTTTTTTTCAGGTACATCATCTTCTCTTTGGTTCAAATGCTCAATAACAGCATTAACACCTTGATTCACATTACCACCTTCTCTATTAGTAATATATCCTGTTTTATTTTGGTTACGATATGCGGTTGCTATATAATTACCACTTTTTTCACGTTGTTGATATATATAAAATTTGTTTCCAGCATCTGGAGTTGTATGTGTTTTTACAAACTTTTCAGGTTCACTCAAATCAGGCTGTCCTATTGTTTGATTTGATTTTTGCAATGCTACTTTAGCTGCATCTTGCGTAGGTTTTGCATCTTTTACTGCAACTTCTGTTGTTTTGTTTATTACAATTTTATCTTTTTGTTCTTCGGTCAATGGTTTACCACCATTTTCTTCTTGAACTTTTTTAATTTCATCTTGCACACTTTGTTTAGCTTTTTCAGCCATAGCTGTGGCTTTTTCTTCTGCACTTGCAATTCCTTCTTTTACTTTTTCTTGTGCATCAGATATTGCTTTTTGTGCTTTTTCCTGTGCACTTGCTATTGTAGATTGAACTTTAGCTTGAGCACCAGCTACTGCAGCCTGACCTTTAGCTGCTAATTGTTTTGCTTTATCTGCAGCTGCAGATAACTTATCTTTAAATTTATTATTTTTAAATTTTTTAGGAATTGGTAATTCCTTTTGTTTGAATTCTGGAACTCCAGGTATTTGAGGTATTGATGGTAATTTGGGTAACTGTGGTACTTCAGGTGGTTTGGGTAATTTTGATTGTAAATCACCTACTGAGTTTGTTGCGGCTGATTGTGCATTACCTACTGCGTTTGTTGCGGCTGATTGTGCTTGGTTTTGTAAATTACTAGCTTGTCCAGTTAAATTATCCATATTAAGATGTTTGATTTAATTTACTTAAAATATTATTTAGCTTGGATTTTATTTTACTAAATGTTGGAAGGTTTTCAGGTCCTACTTTGGATGGACCAGATGGTGTTAGATAATTTTGAGCAACAATTGCATCTATAAGTTCTGCTAATAGTTCAACTAACTTCTTTCCCTTAACCAATGGTTCTAATTCAGTATCTCCCAAAAATATAGAACCCTTACCACTATGAATTGCAAAATCTCTATTGTTTGTTATAAAATTAATATTATCTTTTGTACTAACATCTATACCACCTTTATTATCTATTGAAAGTCCACCATCAGAAATAAATCCATAATTCTTTTTTGAATAGAATAGCATTTCACCACTTTTTGCAGATAATATTATTCTTCCAGAGTTTAAAAGTATTTGGTCACCCACCAATTTATCAGGATAGTTTTCAAATGATTCAGGTTTAGTTTCAAAATCACCTTTACCTTTATCATCAACTTTACCCGGAACAAATCCTAATTGAAATTTATCAGATGTAATAGCTATTATACTACCATCTCTATTTATATCTTCTTTGGTTACTTGATTTTCTAATAATTTCTTAGAATCTGCGTTTTCACCATTTCTTATTATGATTGCAGGGGAGTATTTCTTTGTATCATTATTAAATCCAGAGAATCTAATTGATTGACCAAATCTACTTTCAAATAAACTGTCACCTTCCCATAATTTTAATTTATGAATACCCTTTTCATATACAAAATAATCACCAAACCCATCATTTTTAGAATTTTCATTTGTATTACTTCTAGCAATACCAGTTGATTGTACTTTTGAATATTCCTTAGAATTATCTTCGGTTACTTTTAAAGGTTCAAATAACTTTGATATATTTTTTGGGTCTGCATCTGCCATTGGAGATAATTCAGGTCCAATTCTTTTATAATAAGTTGTACCACCTGCTCCTTTTATAATTTCAACAGATTCATTCTTTACAGGCAAAGTTTTAAAGTTTTTATCCAATGGATATGCAACAGGCAAACTAGCTTCATCGTTTGAAGGTTGTCCAGTTAATTTATATTGAATAGCTCCAACAAAAATAGATTCTTTGTTTTTGGTATCTTCTCTATTTTTTAAGTATGGGTGAGTTTCATCTAATATTACACTATAAACTACACCTTGAACTTTTGAACCATCTACACCAGCTGTTTGAGCTGATTGTGCTGATGATATACTTGCGTTTTGTAATGGCATATTATTTCATTTTCTTTTTTAGTTCCTCCATTTCAAATTCCAAATCATCCACTCTTTCAACTTCTTCCTTAGTAGTTTCCAAATCTCTAAGTAATTGTTCTTTTTCAAATGGTGATAAGAATCCTTCTTGTCCTTCAGTCTTTTTATCAGCTGCCACAATCTTAGTTGCAATAGCTGCCAACTTAACCAAATGGTCATCGTTTCTAATTGAACTATCTATTAGTGAATTAATCAATGGTCCTAAGTTTCCCATATCGCTTGGACTTCTAACCATATTTTTTAAATCATTGATTAAATCGCTGATTCTTGCTTTCTTATGTACTTGGTTGTTGTATATATCCTGAAATAACCCATTTAGGGATTTACCTGGAAATAATTCGAAATCGTTTGACATATTAATATATTTACATTTTGTATGTATATAAATATGATTCTATTAAAATGTTGAAATTAAACTGGGATTACTTCAATTGTAATCTTAGGTTGATATCCATCAGGCAGTTGTCTATTGATACCTTTGAATTCGTTTACTTTGTTCTTAAAGTAAGTTATTTGTAATACCTTATCAGTTAGGTTCATTACAGTTTGAGATGAAGTAGACATCTCCTTTGTATCTCTTTTCATATTAAGAGCCGGTCTATTTGGAAAGTATTCTTTTCTCATAGCTTGTGCTATTTGTTTCCAATCTTCAACCTTATCAACTGATTTCTCAGCTGATATCTTTCTCATTTTTGAACTTAGATATTTTTCACCATGTGTGTATCCAGCATCGGTGAACATATGTCCGTGGTTTGTACGAACAACAGGTGATTCGGAGTTTTGAAGTTTAACATCAGCCTTATGCTTTGATGTAGTTTCAATACTAACCATATGTTTTGGAGATGATACAAATGTATGACCTTTAAGAGATAATCCACTCTTGCCCTTATATGATAGTGCAGCTCGTACTGCATCCATTAGA